CGGCGAGGCGGTATGCCAGAGAGAACAACGCCGCCGACAGACTGAAATAACTTTTTGACATTTCCATCTTATGCTGGTAAAATAATTATTCGGCGTGCGGTAAATGCGGTACGCTATACCCCTTATAAGGAGCTTTTAAGTATGCAAGAACAACGACTGAAAACAAACCTTGATACAAACTTAATCAAACTCATTGCAATTATTTCTATGACGGTAGACCATGTTGGGGGAGCCTTTTTCCCAGAATACCCGGTTTTCCGCTGGATAGGCAGAATAGCTTTTCCGCTTTTCTGCTATTGCTTAACAGTAGGTATGTTATATACCCACGACATCAAAAAATATCTGCTTCGTTTGGGAGCTTTTGCTTTAATCTCACAGCCCTTTTGGATTTTAGCATTTAATTCAGATGATATTGTCGGAAATATTTTTAATCTGAATATTTTTTTCACTTTGATAGTGAGCCTTCTTGCCACATGGGGATTTAAGGAGAAAAAATGGTGGCTGTTTATAGCGGGAATTATTCTGTTGAACGTAGTCAACTTTGACTATGCAATGACAGGGCTTATTTTGATGATGATTTTCTACTTGTGCAGAAATAAGCCGTGGTTAGGAGCGATTATTTATACGCTTACCTACCTACCCGCGCTTAATGGATACATGGAGGATCCGCTTGCACTTAAAATTGGCGGTCATGCCATAGGTTTTGAGATTTTCGCTTTGTTGGCGTTACCGTTTATCTATATCCATACAAAGTCTAATCTCAAAATTTCAAAGTGGTTCTTCTACATTTATTATCCCGTACATCTTTTTGCAATTTTTCTTATTCAACTTTTTGTTTAAGAATTGCGAAACTGCACGCCAAAACTCAATATTGTTTTACAAGGGACAGCCGAGAAAATCGACTGTCCTTTTTCTATGCCGACAGGCAGAAAGGAGCGACCACCCATGATGAAACCAAAAGCAAAAACGCTTGAAGAACTGACCGCCGAGATTGAGGACGGACAGAAGAAAATCCGCCAGTATGAGAACAGGGAAAAACTTTTGCGGCAAAAGCTATCCCGCGAGGAACGCCGGGAGCGAAACCACCGCCTTATCGTCCGCGGCGCGGTCTTTGAAAGCATTGTGCCGGAAGCAAAGGACATGACCGACGAGGAAGCCCCGCGCTACGATTGGCGGCTTTGCCGCAGACAGGGGAAGCTACTGTGTGGGAGCCATCTTCATTCCCGATGTGTTCCCACTTCCGGCACCGCAGCTGTCGGTGAATACAAGAAAAGGCGTAGTCGCCAACTACGCCTCAAACCAACTCGCTGTATGAAAAAAGCGAGTGTTCTTAACAGCCTTTCAAATGCTGTAAGAACACTCGCCTTGGTGCAGTTGTGGAGAGCCAAAACGAACTTTTCTGCATCATGTGAGGATGCTTCAAAATTCGAGGATTCGGAAGAATCGCCCGGACTTTCGGGAGATTTTTCCGCGCCGATGGGCATATCTATCGGCTGCCGTCCTCCTGTCGGGTCAAAGGTAATCTTGAGGTGATCGTCATACAGATCGACCCGGACGAGGAAGTTGTCAAACAGGGCGGCAAGATATTTTTTGTCAGTCGGTTCGCCCTCTTTGTAGATATATAGCAGCTTGACAAAGTCATTACGGCTGATGGGAACCATTTCGGCCTTGGCCTCGTCAATCTTGACAAGCAGCTGGCCCTGCTCCTTTTCCAGCTCCAGCAAACGGGCTTTCGTGGCATCCGTTATGATGCCCATTTCAATCGCCTTCAAAATGTTGGCAGTTGCCGTTTTGTTGGCGTTCAGCTGATCCTGCAGCCCCTGCAAACGATATTTGGTTTCCGTGCGGGCGTTGTACTCCATCAGCTTGTCGGCCATCATCTGAATATTTTCATCGGTGAGAAGCTGCTGCTGAATAGCAACGCCCACGGCCCTCTCAATCTGGTCGCGGCGGACGGCTTTCTTATCACAACTGTGGTCAGTGCGGCGTTTCTGGCAGGTGTAGTAATAGTGCATGGCCCCGGTCTTGCTGGTGCCAGCGATGCCCGTCATGGGGCTGCCGCAGTGGCCGCAGAACAGCTTTCCGGTCAGCAGATATTCTTCATAGCCGCTGCGCTTACGGCGGCCCTGCGGGTTCTTCTTCACTTTCAATACCTCCTGCACTTTGTAGAAAAGCTCGTCCGAGACGATACGCGGCATACCGCCCTCAATGCGAACATCGCGGTAAATGTAGATGCCCCTGTACCGCTCGTTGCGGCAGATCGTGTGAAAGCTGCTGCGCCCCCACTCGGAGCCTTTTTTCGTCTTGATGCCCCGGCGGTTCAGATCGCGGGCAATGTCGATGAACGGTTCATAGCACGACACGCGAGTAAAGATCTCTTGCACGATAGCTGCCTCTGCTTCATCCAGCACGACATGGCGGTCATCGCCCGGTTTGTAGCCGAGCGGCAGGCTGCCGTTGGACAGGCACTTTGCAGCATTGTCCATCAGGCCGCGCGTGATGTCCTCAGCCATGTTCTCCGAATAGAACTGATTGACATTCATCATGTTCCGCAGGGCGAAGCGGCCCGCAGCGGTATCGTCAAAATCTTCCTCGGCGTAGACGGTACGGATGCCGTTATCGCGCAGCCGTTCCTCATTCGTCATGGCTTGCAGCATATTCCGACCCATGCGGTTGGACTTCCATGCAAGAACTACATCGAACTGCCGCAGATCGGCATCTTTCATCATGCGCTGGAAGTTCGGGCGGCGGTCCGTTTTGCCGCTGATGGCGCGGTCTTCGTACACATCGATGACGGTCAGGCCGAGACGAGCGGCCAGCTCGCGGCATTTGGCTACCTGCTGCTCAATGGAGCAATCGCGCTGGTTGGCGCTGGAATACCTGGCATAGATGACGGCACGAGTAGCCGCATTGAGGTTGGACTTTTTTCTCATGCCGTCACGCTCCTTTCAAATTTACAGGCCCAGCAGTTGCTTTTTCTTAGCTTCAAATTCTTCCTGCGTGATGATACCGTCATCCAGCAGGCCCTTGTATTTGCGGATTTCATCGGCGGGAGACGGTTTCTGCTCCACTACTTGCTGAACGGGCTGCGGTGCGGTAGCTGCACCTTGAGCGGCCGACCAGTTGGCGATATAATCGCGCATTTTATAGGCCGTAGGCAGTTCTGTACGAGGAAATTGATATTGATGATTGCCACCGCCTACTGCACTGGCAAGGCCATAACCGAGATTCATGGTTGCTGTGGCCGCCTGCGCTGTGGCAACGGTAACAGTACAAGCGCCGATGCTGTGTTCCTCTACCGTAAAGGTCAGAACCGCAGATAGCGGAATGGTTTCACTCGTCTTGCCGATATGAGTCTGAATGCGATTTGCGTACAGTGTGAGGGTGCTGCTGCCTATCAAGCCAAGCGTGTACTTCAGGTCACTGACCGGCTCGGCAGGCTTGACACCTGCGGCAGCTGCAGCCATTGCCATCTGGCGCTTATGCTCTTGGTTGTGGCGGACGATTTCTTCATCCCGCAGCTGCTGGGCGCAGTATTCGCAATAGCCCTCGGAGTTGACTTTGAAGAACAAGCCGCTCTTGCCACATTTTCTGCAACGTGCCATAGTAACATCCTCCTCGATTGATTTTACATTCTTTTGCTATATTCTTGCATTTTCATGCAAAAAGCGTGTGCCTGTGCTATAATGCCATTGTGCCGGCAATATTTTTGGGAATGGAGTGAAGTGGTATGAACCCCGATGAGTTGAAGGAACTCACCATGCTATTGTCCGGCCTGTCCTACGATGATAAAATCGCGTTCAGGGATTTTCTGATTTCGTTGAAAGGTAGCGCAGATAATTCAGCGCCTCTTTCTTCTGATCGGCAGTCAGACCCATAAACAACTTGATAATTTCTGCATTAAGGCTGTCCTCTTCACTGGGGGCAGCCTTTTTTGCTTCTTCGGCTTCTTCATCCCAACCCATGATGTAGGACGGCGTTGTTTCCAGCGCGTCCGCAATGGCTTTGATTTTGGACTGTTTCAAAGAATACAGGTCCAGTTCGATTTTATTGATTGATGACCGTGACTTATATCCAACCTTTTTTGCGAGGTCGTCCTGAGACATATTAAGTTCTTCGCGGCGGATTTTGATTCTCTGTCCAATCGTCATTCTTCTTATCTCCTTGAATCTGATGCCTTTATTATAATACGCAGTAGCTCCAGCGTCAACAATTTTTCAAGTTTTGATAAAAAATTGTTGACAATCAAGCTACATGGTGGTAATATACGAACCAGTAGATGAAACATCTACACGCCAACTACGAAAAGAGGTGACAAAAATGACGAATACCGATTTGCTCAAGGCCAAGATTGAGAGTTCCGGTTACAAGTTGAAGTACATTGCGGCGAAGATTGGCCTGTCGTACCAGGGCTTTTTGAACAAGATCAACAATAAGACCGAGTTCACTGCACCGGAGATCAAGGGACTTTGCGACCTGCTGGAAATCTCTATCGAAGAGAAAGAACCGATTTTTTTTGCCAGTGATGTAGATGAATAATCTACAAACGAGCTTTTGACAAAAGGAGGTGAACCAACATGAACAAACAGACCGAAGCGCCGTGGCCACCTGAGGACGAAATCCTCCAGCACTACGGCTACGCACCCGCTGATGTCCACCGCAACGGTGTCGGGGTTGGCTACTGGAAGCGCGAAGAAGCGCTGGCCCGCTTTGCCGAGCAGCCCGAAGAATTGAAGTACCTTTCGGACAAAAAGAAAATCCGGATCGTCTTTGAATACGACCCGGATTTCCCGGTGGCGCTGCATATTTGTTACGCCACGCTCAAGTGTAATGAGGGTTAGTTGCCCATCTTAGTACAGCGGCAACCTGTTGGGAACACGGGAGAAGACACGAAATCTTCTTTGCGGTCCCATGCGACATCAACGTATTCCAAGCCGCTGGTGCCGTATCCATCATAGGTATCGAAAGCGACCACATCAATCCGCTTAACGGCTGCAACCCGTTCAGACGGTTCAAGGCTGGTCAAATCGACACGGTACATCAGCATAATTTCACCTCCCTTCATGGCTATTGTACCACCCAAGGGAGCGAACGTACAGGAGGAGCCAAAATGCCCTCGCAAGAAATCAAAACTAAAAATCCCCTTGGCGCATCTGATGAACACATGGAAAATTTTGCGGCGGCCTTTACGCAGTGCTTCTACGACTATATGGCCCACCCCGATGCCAAGGAACGGATGGACGAAATGGAAATCAAGCTTAAAGCTCGCGGGATTTTATGAGAGGAGGATAGAAAATGATGCGAGGACTTGTGATCGCCACCAACGGTGATATGCGAGTGCAGACCTTTACCGCACCGGCGCTGGAGGATGTGCAGAAAGTTGTCGGCGGCTATGTGGAGACTGTTCCCGTCCGCAACATCGAGGGCCACTACCTGCTGATGGTGGACGAGGATGCCCGCCTGCAATGGCCGAGGCCCGTTGTCAACGAGGTTGCCAGCTTTCTGGCCTGCACAAAGATTTTCGGCACTGTAGTTCTGACCAGCGCCTACGGCCCGGAACTGGGCCTGCCCGATGACATTGCCCGTGTTCTGGGGGATGTCATCATGGCAACGCTGCCGGGCCGGTGCAGATGGGAGGGTGAAGCATGATCCGTTTGCTGAAAAAGGCAATGCAGTTTGTCTGCCTTGCGCTGATGCTGGTGGTGCTGATGGCCGTGGTTTCCGTGGCCGATGGCGATATGCCTCTGCTGAACGGCGTGATTCTGTTCATCAGCTGCTTACTGGGTGTAAACACCTGCCTTGGAATCTGGTTCAAGCTGGACGATAAGGAGCGTGGCCGCCGTGAGTAATCTGCCCGATGCCGCCTACATCCGCAACCTGCGGAACACCGGCTACCGTGACGGCAAAGACCCGACCTACCCCGTCTGCCCGATCTGCGAGCAGACCTGCGAAACCATCTACATCAGCGCCGACAACGAGATTGTTGGTTGCGACCAGTGCATGACGACCCGCGATGCGTGGGAAGTCACCGAATGCTTCGGAGAATGAGAGGTACAAAATGATTGAAGCAAAACAAACCCACTGCGGGCAATATAAGCCGTATGGCGACTTTTTTCGCATCTGGAATGTTCAGACAAATCTTCCGCAGGATGAAGTTGTCAAATGGTGCTTTGAAAAGCTCTGTCACGGAAGGGTTCGTCCGATTCACGCAGAATGGAAAGCAAACATCGCCTATGGAGCGCCCCATTTCAGCGACCCTGGCTATTACTTTGCTGGTTACTACGCCATCAGAGAGATTGACGGCGGTTTCGAGTTCAAAGTCTGCGAACCGTTTTGCGACTGACAAGGAGTGTTTTTGATGAAGTTCTATTTCACCTACAGCAGCAGCGGCATGGCCTACGAGGGCGGCTGGACGGAGGTTGAAGCTCCATCCATAACCATCGCCGTGCAGGCGTTTACCGCTTTCCACCGAGCAGTCAACGGCATAACGGCATGCTCGGATATCTACACCGAGTCGGAGTTCCGCAAGACCGGGATGCTGGAGAGCGGCAACTTCGGCGCTAAGACACGCGAAAAAATCACCATCACGCGGGAGCTTTTCTAAACCCCGCACACAAAGAAAGGAGTATACCACATGGACGGAAATTCCGAACAACTGCAAGTCATCAACTTAAAGCAGCTGCCCATCATCGAGGAACGGCTGCGGGATGTCAAAGCTAAAATCGAACAGCGGACCAGCGCCGTCATGGCTCTGGCCGTGACCGAGGAAACCCGCACCGATGTCAAGAAGATTCGCACCGAAGTCCGCAAGGAGTTGGAGGGTTACGAGGCCCAGCGCATGGCCGTCAAAAAAGCCATTATGACCCCCTACGAACAGTTTGAAGCTGTCTACAAAGAGTGCGTCTCGAACCCCTACAAGGCCGCCGATGAAGCGCTTGGCAAGAAAATTGCCGATGTGGAGGCTGGCATCAAACAGCAGAAAGAGGACGATGTTCGGACTTTCTTTACCGAACTGACCAGCGGCTTCGGGCTGGACTGGCTGAAATTTGAGCAGCTGAATCTCAAGGTCACGCTGACCTGCACACCCAAAGCCATGAAGGCCGCTATCACCCAGAGCGTCACAAAAATCGTCCGTGACTGCGCCGCGCTGGAGGAAAACCCGGACCGTGATGAAATCATGGTCGAATATCAGAAATCGCTCGACCTTGGCTCTGCCTGCCAGATCGTGCAGCAGCGCCACAAGCAGCTGGAAGCCCAGCGCCGCGCCGCCGAAGAACGCCGCGCCCGCCAGCAGGTTCAGCAGGCGGCCGAAGCCAAGGCCAAGGCAGCCATTGAGGCTGAGGCTGCCAAGCGGGCCGCTGAGCAGCCCGCCCCGCCGCACGAGGTCGCTACACCCCCGCAGGCGGAAAGCCCCGCACAGGCCCCGGCAGCCGCCCCGTCGCCCGCTGCCGCCCGCGCCGAGAAGAAATATCTTGCGAAGTTTGCTGTGACAGGCACGCTGCCGCAGCTGAAAGCACTGAAAGCATTCATGGAAAAGGAAGGTATGCAGTATGACACAATCTCTTAACAGCGCCCCGCAGAAGCAAAAATTCAGCGTTGCCATCAACAGCAAAATGTATCAGAACCTTATCGCCAGCACGCTGCGCGACCCGGCCCGTGCCCGCCGCTTTACCGCCGCGATCACCAGCGCCGTGGCCGTCAACCCCGCCCTGCAGGAATGCGATGCCGGCACGATCCTTGCCGGTGCGCTGCTGGGCGAAAGCCTCAACCTCAGCCCTTCCCCGCAGCTGGGTCAGTATTACCTCGTGCCGTTCAAGCAGAAGGCCAAGTATGACCGCGGCGGCAACATGATTCGCCCGGAAACCACCACCGCCACATTCGTGCTGGGCTACAAGGGCTACATTCAGCTGGCGCTGCGCAGCGGCCAGTACAAGGATCTGGATGTCATGGTCATCAAACAGGGCGAGTACATGGGCAAAGACCCGGAAACCGGCAAGGCCAAGTTCCAGTTCATCGAGGACGATGACGAGCGTGAGACCCTGCCCGCCATCGGCTACATGGCCTACTTCGAGTACCTCAACGGTTTCCGCAAGGTCGTTTACTGGTCCAAGGAAAAGATGATGACCCACGCAGATACTTTCTCCAAGGCGTTCAGCCGCCAAGGCTATGAGGACTTGATAGCTGGCCGCGTTCCCGAAAAGGATATGTGGCGCTACTCCTCGTTCTGGTACAAGAACTTTGACGACATGGCGAAAAAGACCCTGCTGCGGCACATCATCAGCCGTTGGGGCATCATGTCCATTGAAATGACTACTGCGCTGGAGCATGACGATGCCGTCAATGTGGCCGATGACGGGCAGATCGTGACCGAGACCGTGGAGGCCGCCCGCGCCAGTATCCCGGCAGACGCGCAGGAAGTGCCGAGCGCCGAGCCCGAAGTCCCCGCCCC